AAATCGCTCAATTGTCCGCAAAGACACTGAGACGAAGGTCGTTAAGAAATTAGAGCCACGCTCACTAGCGGGTAGAGCCACGAGTGAGCGTGGGGCGATGCTCCGTCTCTACACGGAGCATCAAGGTGTTACACCAACTTAGATCGTTGGCACTGCGGCGTTCTGGATGTACAGACCAGCACGTGGAGCAGCGTTCGCCAAGTTGAAGCAGGTGTTGTAGGCGAACATGTGCGAGGTCAAATACGTACCGTTCGTGGTGTTCACGTCAGGCACTGGGGCCACAACGTTGCCGCCGCCGAAATCGTACAGTTCCAGAGGAGACAACTCACCGATGTACCAGTTCTCCATCAACAGGAGGTCCATGCGGCTAGCAGTCGCGGTCGCGCTCTTGTGGTACTTGCGTCCACCGAACGTGTCCGAGAAGTAACGCTTGGACATATCCAGAGTCTTCTCGCCCTTGACTTCTTGAGCGTTGACGATCTGGACGTTGTACATCAGGTTGCTCTGTGCAAAAGCCTGCTCAAGAGGACCATACCAGATGCCCGACTTCAGGGACTCTGCGTCTGGACCCAATGCACGGGTCAAAAGCACTTCGGCGCGCTGTGCGATACCGGGAGTGATTGCCGCGCCATTCAGGTTAATGGTCGGGGTGCTCAAACGTCCGGGGTACGCGTTGCGGTTCAAACCACCGATGGTTCCAGTGTTTGAGTTCACGTCCCAAGCCTTGATGCCTAGGATCGAGTTGCCGCTGCCATACGCAGCACCAGCCACGACGATGTAGTCAGTCACAACCACGTCGGAGGGGAGAACGGTGCTGAAAAACAGGGTATTGCTAGGACCGTCAGAATAGCTGATCGTAGCCTGTGTCGCTCCACCTGTACGCTGCACACCACCCGTGCTGTAGAACTTCACGACCTGTTGGTCGGTGAAAGCTACGGCGACGTTGATGCCTGCGATACTGGCGGTCTGGGCTGCGGGAGTCCCACCACTCAGAACGATGATCGCAGTAGCAGGAATCTGGTCGATCATGCCAGTACCATCAGCATTGATCAAGCCTTCGATGCCCTGCATAGCGCTGTCCAAGGAGTTCTTCATTTCCTGTGCCTTCACAGCGAAGAGACCCTTCTGCTTGGAGTCGGTGGAAGCCTGAGCTAACCACGAAATCTCGCAGACGTTGAACAGGTACACTGGGGCCAGAGCGAAGGAAGCCCATTGCGAACCGCTGCCACGGAGCATGCTGTCTGCGTTGCCCGTGCCTTGCGTAATTGCCGCACCAGCCTGCACCCTGAAGGGCACTCGGAATGATGCTCTCTGTGTTCCACCCGCATTGCTTTGGTTGGATACAGGAATCTTTGTAGCTTCTGCCTTAAACATGCTGTACGCCGTAGTCCCGTGGAAAATTAGATCGGGGATTTCCTTGGCGAAAGCATCTAACTCGACTGCTTCAACAGCAGCCTCAAGTAGCGCCATATAGAATAGTTCCTTAAAACAAAGTACCACATCGCGTGATTCTGAGTGTACACGCGGGTCTGTCGAGCCTGCAATACGCACAGGCCAAACGCTGAGTTCTTACTATTCCTTACCACGCCGCTGCCGTGTCGAGAACTGTAGCCTTCGAGGCCATTCGGGCTTTGGTGGTGTTTAGATCAAAATCTAAAGGGTGCTCCGGTTCGCACGGAGCTTCTTGGTAGCGGCCAAATCCACGAAATTATTGCACTCCGAGTTTGATCGGAGCGTGTTTCTTGGGAGCGTGTTTCTTCCCTTTTTTGAACTTTGCTTTGGCGTAGCGCACCGAGAGTGGGTGTTGTATCAACACTCGTTCGCGGTGTGCTTCCCTCTCTCCTTCTTTGCGGAGTTTGGTTGCCAATCTTTGTTCGGGTGTACGCATGAGTTAACCTCCTATAGGTTAATCGCCATGGTCACCTCCTTTTTGAATTTGGTTACAACTTACAGCGACTGCGTGGCAACTAGATCAGCGGCCAGAACAGTGATGTTGTAAGGCACGTTCACAGCCAGAGGATTGGCGGCTGTGCCGTTGCACTGGATAGTCAATGATGCCTGACTTCCAGAGCCAGATACTGCGATTACAACGCCAGATACTGAAACCTGATCGTTGACTTGTACGGGCTTGCCGTCTTTGGTTGTTCCTGTTGACATTGTGGTTCTCTTTTCTCTGAAGTCAGTTTACAACGTTGTTATTTCCGCCACGTTACAAACTTGACGGACTTTCCATCTGATGTCTTCACAAAACCCTTGCCTGTAATCTGCAAGTTAATGAGATCAGCCGTTGAGTAATCCCTGCCGCCAACCTTGATCGGGTCGCGTACAATATTCTCGGGACGTGTGGCAACGTAGATAGGCTTGCCTGTGGTAACAGACTTTATAGCTGCCTTTGCTGCATCGTCTTTCTTTACCACCGCAGCGGCCTGTTTACCAGCCGCGCTACCACCCTTGGCATAACCGGGGTAACGGCTTTGAATTTTCTTGGTAACAATGTCGTTAGCAATCGCCTGAACCGCCGCCTCGTGGTACTGCACCATCTTGGCACGGTCGGGGCTCTTCTGCTTCCACATCGCATCCATCTGTATCTGGTAGCCTTTGTTGGCCTTCAGCGCGGCGTACAGACTTTCCTTGATCCCGTTGCCGAGATCAATAAGCGTCTCACGTGGGAAATCCTTAAAGAACGGCATCTTCAGGAAGCCGCCTAGCGACTTACCAAGGATAACGTTGTTTCGTTTGTCACACTCTTCCGCAACTCCGCTTTCAAACTTGGTGCGGTCAGCGGTAGCGGCATCACTTTTTGTTTTCTCGAACGCTGTCTTCTCCGCTAGGAACTTCTTGCGCTCTGGTGTATCCACCGGGGCAGTCGTTCTGGTCTTGGCATCCTTATCGAGGTCACCGTACCAGTCGGTAAGGCTCTTGATAAGTTCAGTGATCTTGGCAATGTTTGGTACCGTCGCTCCCGTGGCGTCCTTTGCGGTGACTGCCTCATTGAACTGACTCACGAAGGCATCCATGTGGATTTCCTTCAGTGCGTTTGCGACTACAGGGATCGTGGTGTTGTAAAATGCTTCGGAGTCATGCGTCTTCAACTTCTGTAGCAGTGATGGTGCCAATGCTCCCAATGCTTCAGGATGACCACTAGCCTTCAGATCGGCTATGACGTTATCCCACAACTCAGGGTTGGCAGAATACAGTAGTTCGTCGGTTGCAGATACCTGCTCGAACGCCTGCTGCATCTTTTGGTAGCCTTCAGGACCACCTACTGAGTCGATGAATGCCTTGGCTTCCTGCATCTCGGCAACGCCTTTAGGAAAGACTTCCTTAGCAGCGTTCCAACGTTCAAATGCACCGTGCAACTCCTTCACCACTCCTGCGTTCTTTGGGTCTGCATCGCGCATAGCCTTCAATGCTGTGCGGATGTTGGCAGGTGTGGCTTCTGTTGGTGGTCCTACTTTTGCAGCGGCAGCGGTCTTGAACGCTTCTTGTTGTTCGGGCGTCTTATCCGTACCATCCGCATTGAGTGTTTCAGTTTCTTTCCCAGTTGCTTCATCGACTACTGTGGTGACATCGACAACTGGTGTGTCAATCGTTGAGTCTACGACTGGTGTATCGACTACTGCTGAGTCTGCTACTGTGGTGGATGTATCCACCATTGCGAAATCTACAAGTCCATCGGCCATCTTGAGTCCTTCTTCTGAGTTCTTCTGAGTTGAGTTGAGGCCGTGAACTAACACGGCCCCTTGTTCTTACTGTGCTGGTTGCTTCAGTGCTTCTGGGATAGCCTTACCAGCAATCTTATGATCAAGTGCAGTTCCTGCCGCTTGCTCAAACAACGCTGGAGTACTTTGTATTCCCATCTTCGCTAAGGCTTGAACTGCCACAGGTCCGGGCATCTTAGATACATCGACGCTAATAGACTCGGAAGGTGGTTTGTCCGGTAGTTTATTAGCCGCTGCAATCTTCTTTGCCATAGCCACGTGTTCAGTCCAATGTAAATGGATATTCTCGTAGCCTGCACGTTGTACTGCTGTGCCATATTTGAACTTCTGTCCTTCAGTGGAGTTCATCCACTCAAAGCATTCGTTCGCTTCGACACCGTGGTTCTCACTTTCATCCTGAGCTACAGGTATAGTGCTCACCAATTGAGGTAGAGACTGTATACCCTGTTGCATCTTCTGAACCATTGCTGCCGCTTCAGGTGGGATTTGTTGCCCAGTTGTCTGCGCGACTTGCATGCCACCCGTTATCTTTTGGGCGGCGTCCTGCATTTGAATACGCTGTGGGTTCGGCATTGGTCCACCGCGTAGCAGTGTTTCAAATTCACACCGCTGCTTGGTGACCGATGATGCACCTTGCACTTTGTAGTTCTTCATGCGTAGAGAGGATGCTGTTTCCGCTAGGTTCGATGGACTGAATACCCATTGTGCAAACGGAGTAGCTGGAGCAGTTATAGCTTTGTCGATCATACCCATGATCTTTACAGCCTTTTGCTCTTCAGTCTCTGGAATAGATGGATTACTCTCTGGGTAACAGAGAACGTTTCCACCGAGAAGGTTAGCAGTGTTTACCTTTATGTTTCCGCGTTCTGGTATATTCTGCGAAATTGTCTTACCATCACGGCACTCTGCTGCACATTTCACGGCCTGTCTAGCGGCGGTAGCGAACAAGTCCTGAATGTTATTCCATGGACAGCCCACGCGTTGTAGTGCTTGGTCACGTTGAATGACTGCATTGCCTA